TGGGGTTTTTTTTATTTATAAATGAAATATTTATTATTATAATTGAATAAGATGGATTGGAATTATCCTATCAACAAATATTTTGAATTGACGGAGGAACAACAAGATGAGTGTATTGTGGAACTAGCAAAGTTTTATTCCAAGAGATTCATTTCAAGACGAACAAAAGAATTGTTTGAGTTCACTCTGAACGATTTAATAACAAGATTGGACTTAGAACATAAACACGGAGTTGATACAGAAAACTATGAGAGAGCAGAAATCTTTTATAGATTGACTCAAATATTCATGGAAATTCAATACGAGCAAGATTAACAATGTGTAACTGCAAAAGACAAAAACAAGTAATCAACAATTTATCCATACCAAGTTATGTCCAACTTGGAATTGATGCTTGGAATATGGTCAAGGATAAAAGGTTTGAAGACATACAAGACGAAGATTGGGTTGAACTATATTCAGTATATTGGAAAATATATCCCAACTCAAATGGACAACCATCAAAACAGGAGCTTCTTGAAATAATTGAGAAGGTTCAATCATACAAAAAACAAGTATATGTTAAACGAAAATAACGAATTACCAAAGAGACCTGTTGGAAGACCAAGGGTTGAAACTTACATTGACCCTGAGTGGTATCAAATCATTATTGAATCAGGTAGAGCAGGAAAACATATAACAGATTTCCTAATCAAGCTTGGTATAAGTTATGATACACACTATGAACTTATAAAAAGAAATATTGTATATGCAGACGCAATCAAAGAATACAACAAACTCTGTGAGCAGTGGTGGTACGAAAGAGCCCACGAAGCAGTTGAATCAGGTAACTCAAACAAATTCAACCAGAGATTGTGGTTGCAAATCGTCAAAAACAAGTTCAGAGACAATTGGAAAGACGAAAAGCAAATAGATGTAACAACTCAAGGAGATAAACTGAATGATAACAAATCAATTCAGATTGAAATAATCCAACCTGATGGCAAAGAATAGTGGAGGTAGTGTAAGGAAGATTACCTTTGGAACAAGGAAAAAAGGTAAAGCAAAAAAATCATTCAATAAACACGATAGCAAGTCAAGCTATCATCGTAGAAATGCAAGTAGAGGTTAATCAAATTTATAACGAGGATTGTTTAGAAACGATGGGAAGAATGCCAGACAATTATATTGATTTGGTATTAACATCACCACCTTACGATGCAATGAGAAAATATGGTGGAGATAAAACATATCATCAAAGACTAAACGATACAGGTTATTCATTCCCATTTGAGGAGATTGCAAAGGAGTTAGTTAGAACATTAAAAGATGGTGGGGTTATAATGTGGAATGTTGCAGACCAAACAATCAAAGGTTCAAGGACTGGTAATAGTATGAGACAAGCATTATACTTTATGGACTTGGGACTAAGATTACATGACCATCTTATTTGGTATAAGACAGGAACACCATTCCCATCAATATACCGATACAGAAATGTGTGGGAGAATATGTTTATATTCACAAAGGGTAAACCAAATACATTTAACCCAATATTAAAGAAGAACAAGACAGGTGGGGATTCAAGAAAGGCAAGACGATACAGAAATCACGATGGAGTGTTGATTAAAAAAGAACGAGTAGTAACTACCAAAGAATATGGTATTGACGATAATGTATGGCACATCTCAAATGGATATGCTGATGCCAAAATGTTTAAGGATGCTGAATCACATCCCGCTGTAATGCCAAAAGAAATAGCGAGAAGGCATATCGTTACTTGGACTAATGAAGGGGATATTGTTTATGACCCATTTCTTGGTTCAGCAACAACCACAATAACAGCAAAACAACTAAACAGAAAATGGATAGGTTCAGAATTACATACACCGTATTTTGATATTGCAAAAAAAATAATGAATAAAGTATGAATATAGATTTAAGATTAGGGGATTGTTTAGAGGTCCTCAAGACAATATCAGACAACTCAATAGATGCTGTGATAACAGACCCACCTTATGGATTGGAGTTTATGGGAAAGAAGTGGGACTATGATGTTCCGAGTGTTGATATATGGACTGAGTGTTTAAGAGTATTAAAGCCAGGAGGACACCTTTTATCATTTGCTGGTTCAAGAACCTATCATAGAATGGCAGTCAGAATAGAAGATGCGGGTTTTGAGATTAGAGACCAGATTATGTGGGTATATGGTTCAGGGTTTCCCAAATCACATAACATCGGTAAAGCGATAGACAAGATTGAAGGTAATGAGAGAGAGGTAGTTGGAGAAAAAAAGAATAAGATAAATCTAAACGCCACAAAAGAAGGGGATAAGTCCTTCTATGAAAACGCTTGGCAGAATAAAGATTATATTGATTTACCAATAACCAAAGGTAATAATGATTGGGAAGGTTGGGGAACAGCACTGAAACCAGCACACGAACCAATCGTTATGGCAAGGAAACCTTTAAGTGAGAAATCAATTGCGGAGAATGTATTGAAACACGGAACAGGTGGAATAAATATTGATGGTTCAAGGATTGGAATGAAGCAAGGAGATAAGATGGATAAAAGAAGATATAATGAATATCACGATACATTTAGTTCATACGAGGAAGGGGAAAGTCCAAAGGGTAAAGAATATATTGTAAATGAACCACACGAAGGAGGTAGATTTCCAGCAAACATAATCTTTGATGAAGAGGCGGGACAACTATTGGACGAACAGAGTGGAATTACACAATACAATAAAGAAAGAAAACCAGGAAACTATAAGGGTGGTCATAGGAAAGAATATGTTGGAACAGAGAATAACAAAATAGAAAAAAAGATAGAAGGTCAATTCTTCAATGATAAAGGTGGAGCAAGTCGTTTCTTTTATTGTCCCAAATCGTCAAAGAAAGATAGAAACGAGGGATTGGACGAGTTTGAGGATAAACATGCCCCGAGAAGAGACGATGGTCAACCTTACGGTATGAACACAAATAAGTTCAGACCAGATGGTTCAGAAAGAAAACCTGTTCAACCAAAGAAAAACAATCACCCAACAGTTAAACCAACAGACCTAATGAGATACCTGATAAATCTTATTACTCCCCCAAATGGTGTAGTTTTAGACCCGTTTATGGGAAGTGGAAGTACAGGTAAGGCAGCTGTGAGATGTGGTCTGAATTTCATCGGTATTGAAAAAGAACAGGAGTATATGGATATTGCTAAAGCAAGAATAGAACACGAGAAGAACAAACCAGTTCAAACAAAATTATTATGAGTAGAAGAAAACATTTTGAACTAATCCAATACCCTGAGTTTCAAGTACACGGAGGAATGATTGATGTGAACAAACCAAAGACAATTTATCTTCAATTAAGAACACACTTATTTGCGGACAACAACCAAGGTCCACAAGAGTTGAAACATCTATATTGGGGTATCAAACAATCAATCAATAGAGCCTTAGATAATAGTATTTGTGATAAAAGATTCATATCTGAACTAGATTTTTCCGAGACCTTCAAAGATAAACCTTACAGTTATGTGATAATGGATTTTACATTCTACCTTCTTGACCAATATGATGATACTACCTACGAGTATTTTTTAAACCAAGTAGTCAAAACCATCCACCGAGAAAACATTATATCCACTCCATTTAAGATGTATAAAGATAAAAAACAATCCAAACTTGAAAATCAAAACATCGGTAGTCTTCGCTCATTTGATTAAAGCTGAAGAGCAAGGTAAGAAACTTGTTTGTCTACAGGGGGGGTCAAGGTCGGGAAAAACGATGAACACCTTAATCTGGTGGATTCAAAAGTTATTGAGAGAAAAGAAAACTCTATCAATAGTTAGAAAAACATTACCATCACTTAAGAATTCAATCTTAAAAGATTTGATTTATGTCCTTGAGATGTATGAGATTTATGACCCTTCAAAGTGGCACAAACAAGATGGTTATTATGAACTACCAAATGGTTCAATTATCAACTGGTTTAGTTGTGATGAACCACAGAAACTGAGGGGTTCAAAAAGGGATTACCTTTATTGTAACGAAGCTAACGAACTTGACCTTGAAGATTGGAGACAACTCATTATGAGAACAGAGGGGATGGTTACACTAGACTTTAACCCATCAGAGATTAACTCTTGGGTTTACGAACTTGAACAAAGAGATGACTGTTACTACTTCAAAACAACATGGAGGGAAAATCCATTTCTACCCCAAACATTGATTGATGAGATTGAGCGTTTAAAAAACACTGACGAAAATTATTATAGGATTTATTCCTTAGGAGAAAAAGGAATCCCCACCACATTAGTGTTCAATAAATGGTATACTACAGATACAATACCCAAAGATGCTAAACTCCTTGGAAGGGGTATGGACTTTGGATTCAATGATGCAACAACTTTAATTGAGGTATATCAAAGAGGTGATGAGTTATATCTTAACGAACTTATGTATGTTAAGAATTTGACGATGGGTGATATCATCTATAAAATGGGGGAATTTTCAATTGAAAAGACAGACCCAATATGGTGTGACTCTGCTTTACCACAAAATATTGAGGAATTAAGAAGACAAAGGTGGAATGCCCGACCTGTAGAGAAAAAATCAATACTCAGTGGAATTGATAAAATAAAGCGACACCAAGTATTCATTACAGAAAAGTCAGTTAATATCCTTAGGGAGTTTGGTTCATATAAGTGGAAGACAGATAAAGATGGTAGAGTATTGGATGCGGCTGTTGATTCTGAAAATCATACCATTGATTCCGTGAGATATGTATTAGAGTCAACATTAAATAAACATCAAGGAAGATATAGAGTATTATGATTACAATAACATTAGGAAAAAAAGAGTATGATGTTCCAACGGAAATGTCTGTGGAACAATACCAAAAGATTCAGACACAGAGATTATTCTTAGATAACTCTGACCCATCAAAACTACTTGCAGCCTATTTGGATATAGATGTAAAGGAAATTAAAAATGCTA